ATCCAGGACTACTGGGTCGAGGAAATTCAGGCGATGCTGAGAGACTCCCTGCGCGACTCGAAGACGATCGTCCGCATCCAGCGCCCCGACATCCTCGATCCGCTGATGACGATTGACGAGGCTGAGCACTGCGCTCTTGAAATTATCCCGCCCGAGACGGTGACAATCGAGCGCAACGCCCGCAACAAGCGTGTGATCGAGCGGGCAATCGTCCGTCATCAGATGGCAATCGTGAAATCGCCCGGCAATCCGGCGACCGGCCAGGATCCGACGATCGAGGAGCACGACATCCTGGAGATCATCACGCGGCAGGATTACAGGTTCTATGATCAGACCGAGAACGTGTGGCTGGACGAGCTTGGTGCGACGAACCGCTACGGCTTCGTCCCGCTCGAAGAGATTTACAACGAGTGGGACTCGGCACTCCAGTCCGGCCAGAGCGAGTACGAGTCGGTGCTGCCGTTCATGCGGGCTTTTCACGACGTGCTCACGCAGGGACTCCAGGCGCACAAGTACCACTCGACGCCGAAGGTCGTTCTGAAATTGCAGGATGTGGCTCCGTTCATCAAGAACAACTTCCCCGAGGCGGTCGATCCGCAGACGGGAGAGATCAAGCCGCACGCGGAGATCTCCTGGCGCGGCCGTGAAATCCTGTTCCTGCAAACGGGCGACGACATGGAATTCCTCGAAGCTCGCTCCGTGCTCGGTGACACGAACAACCTGCTCGAATTCCTGATCGACTGCATCTGCATCGCGGCGCAGACGCCGGAGTGGGCGTTCATGCGCGTGTCCGGCGGGACGGCGAACTCCGACCGCAACGCGCAGACCGTTCCGTTCCTGAAAAAGATCGAGCGCAAGCGCAAGGTCTACCAGCGGCCGATCCAGAACCTTCTGAAAATGGCGCTCGTGATGTCGGGCATGATTCCCGTCCGGGCCAAGCTCTCCTGGGAGATGGTCAGGCCGGACGATCTCGTCGTCCATATGCAGGCGTTCCAGCAGTTGGTCATGGGCCTGGAGGTTGCGTTGCAGTCCGGTGAAATCTCGGACGAGACGTACATGCGCATGGTCAAGATGTTCCTGCCCGCGATGAAATCGATCGACCAGGAGTCGAAGGACGCGAAGAAGGATCAGGAGGAGCGCCAGGCGATGCTCCCCGAGGTTCAGGTGCAAACCGGTCTGCCGCCTCCCGAGATTCGCAACCGGCCGGTACCGGCAGGGGCCAGGCAGTGAAAACAAGAAGCCACTCTCCCCGGATCGGCCGCAGGAAGTCGATCCGCGTGAGGAAGAAGAAGGTCGGCGGTAAGAACCCGACGAAGCTGGCAGCCGCCAGGATGAGGCGGAAGAGGAAGTGAAATACAGTGGCACGCAAGAGATGGATCAAAGGCGCGATCAAGAACAAGGGAGCGTTGCGCAAGACGGCTGGAGTGAAAAAGGGCCAGAAGATCCCGCAGAAGAAGTTGCGGGCTATGGCCAAGAAGGGCGGCAAGACCGGACGCAGAGCAAGACTCGCGCTTACGCTTCGGAAAATGAACCGAGGCCGTTCCAGAAAATCAAGCCGCACCCGCAGCAGGAAGCGCTCTTCTAGGCGCAGAACGACGAGACGGAGGCGCAGATGAGGAAATTTCAGGACATCTCAGGACTCATGTTCCGCGTACGGGTCAAGGACAGTCGCGGTCGAGTGAAATTTACGTTCCCGTCCTCGTATGCGACCCCTTCTGTGAAAATGCGCTGGGGAAGGTTCCTGCGCGGGTGAGCAAGAGGCCGAAGATCCCCCAGGCATCCAAGAAAGCAAAATACGAAAGAGGCAAGAAGGCGAGAGCAGCGAGGAGGAGCGGAAGTGGCAAGGATCCTGGAAATGCCGGACAACAAGAACAAGCGCAGTGGCAAGACGATTTTCAAGAAGAGCGTCTACCGGGTGGTTCACAGTCCGGCGGGCAAGATCCGCAAGTAGTCGAAGGGAGGTAGAGCGTGGCAAGAATCCTGAGAGCGAAGAGCGTCAACAGCCCCAAGACGCCGAAGGGCGTTACCGCCAACCCGAAGAGCGGCTCCTGGCACGACGAGAGCCAACTCACGCGGCGGACGGTGAAAACGAAGGCGTCCGTGCGTCGGCTGTTCGTGCCGTTCGTCTTCGGCAGCACGACGAGCAACAATTTCAGTCCGGTCGAGTCGCAGTTCACGAACAACGCGAACCCGCGCTACGATCCGTCTAAGGGGCCGGGCAGCGTCCGTGTCCTGGACGGCACGCCGCCGCCGCCGGGGCCGGGCAAGCTCAGCGCCGGGCACCAGAAGGTGATCACGCAGACGAACCAGATGAAAACCGGCGGGAAGACACTGAAGAGGCGGTGAAAATGGACGACGTGATCACTGAGGTATTCGAGACGGCCGTCGAGATGACGACCGACTCGAACGCTGTCGTCGCCATCGCACCTGAAATCCTCTCCCGCGTCACCGCCGGAGACGACGATCCCCGCTTCGCCACGTTCGTGATCGAGTCCGGCTGGAGTCGCAGCAAGCGCTTCTGGGGGCCGGAGCTTTTCACGAACGTGGCAGCGGAGATGAACACAGCGGCCAGCGGGGAGCCGATCGTCGGCTACATGGGCCACATCAAGGACGAGGACGACCCGTACGTCTTCCCTGAAATCCAGCTTCAGTGGCTGGGCGCGAAGCTCACGACGCTGGGTGAAAAAGCCAGGCTGGCCGTCAAGGCGTACGTCCTGCCCGGAACGAAGGGCCGGGACTACCTGACGCGCGGTCTGGTCAAGAACGTCTCCTGGCGCGGCAAGGTGGCGCAGGAGCGCTTCGAGGACGGAGTGAAAATCAAGAGCTTCCGCATCGAGTCCATCGACCTGGCCAGGCCGCGCTCTGCCGGGATGAACGCCGGACTTGTCGCGCTCACGAGTGAAATGGAAGGAGGCAATGACTTGAAGCCGGAAGAGATCGGTGCTCTGACCCAGAACGAGCTTCGGGCGCACAACCCGAACCTCGTGCTGGAGATCGAGACGGCCGTGAAAACGCCGCTGGAGACGAAGGTCGGGGAGATGGAGGGTGAGGCAGCCGCGTTGCAGCCGACGCTCGCCCTGATCCCGGAATTTCGTCGCATCCTCGGCCTGGCCGACGACGTGGACGACGTGACCGTGCTCGCCAAGGCGCTGGGGTCGATCAAGGACGCAGGCAAGACCGTCCGCGACTCGATCCTGGAGTCCGTCCTCGTGAAAAAGTTCAAGGACGTGGGCACGCGTTCGCTCGTCAAGCGGCTGATCGTCAGCGAGATGGACGACCTCCGCGATTTCAAGGCGACCGGAAATTCAACGGACGACGAGAAGACCGTCTCCGAGATGGTCAACACTTTCATCGACGGGGACGACTCGATCAAGGCTCAGGTGTCCGAGATGGAGGAGACACCCGCTTCGCCGCCGACGACGGAGCGCTCGCGCAACGGACAGCGCGAGTTGAAAGTCGGCACGACAACCTCGCGGATTCGCGTCCGCTCGGCAAGGTAGGTGAAAATGAGCGAAACCGAAGCAACGCCGAAGAAGAAGACCACCAGCCGGGCCGAGGCGGGCCTGGTCGAGGAGGACTTCGAGCTTCAGCCGCAGGACGAGGCAATTGCAGCGGGCGAGCACATCGACTTCGACGCCCTGGACGAAGCGGGCGGCCTGGTCGAGACGGCTCAGTCCGCTTCCAAGGTCAGCGGCATGAGCGAGGAGGAGCAGAGCATGGACATGACACCCGCGATCGTCGGCCCTCCGGGCTACGGCTCGCCGGATCCCATCACCGCTGCCGGGCGGCTGTTGCCGCTCGAACAGCACCCGTTCAACCCGTCGGCCCTGCCGGACGACCACCCGGCCAGGATCGATGAAAACTACGGCGTCGGCTACCAGGCCGATCTCTCGCCCGATGAAATCGGCACGAACTTCCCCGGCGCTCCCGGCCGCACCGACCTGGAGACGGATCTCCAGGGTGCGACGGAAGAGGGCGGCGAGGCGGTCGATTACAGCGTCCAGACGAAGGACGAGCTTCTGGCCGAGGCGACGAGCCGTGGCCTCGATGTCACGTCTTCCAACACGAAGGCCGAGATCATCTCGGCGCTCCAGGCGGACGACGCCGCCTAGCACGACCAGACCTGAAAATGCATCTTTGATGAGCAAGGAAGGAGTTGGGAGATGGGTCAGTTGAAGCATGACGGCCGGGCGACCCAGGGCGGTGTGTCCGCTCCTGCCGCTCAGGCCATCGTGAAGGGCGACCTGTACCGCATCAACGGCTGGAACGGGATCGCTCTGAAAACAATCGGCGCTTCGGACACCCTCCGCACGATGGACATGGAGATCGCACCGGATCGCGTCTGGTACATCAAGCTCCCGGCCGCGCTCTCTCCGGCCGTCGGGGATTACATCTACTGGACATCAGGCGCGGGCTTCAAGCGGGGCGACACCGACCTGGCGGCAGCCGTCGTCGGCGCTCCCGTCGCCAAGGTGGACGAAGTGAAAGACGCGAACGGCTACTGCGCAGTCCGCGTGCTCAACGTCGGGCCGTAGGAAGGAGGAAATTCAGTGACGAAAACAGCACAGGGTGTCCTGATTCCCGACGCGCTGACGATGGACAAGATCGTCCGCCACGACAAGAGCGGGCGCATGTTCATCGGGCACGACGGACGCTTCGGCCCGCTGACGGCGGGTCAGCCGATGACGGACGGGAATTTCACCGATCTCACGCACCAGCGCTGGCAGCCGGGCAGGCTCGTCGGTGAAATCGCGTCCGTCCAACTCGTCTCGGCTTCCGAGATGGAGGGGCGGCTCGTGCCGCAGTTCTTCGAGGACATGGTTTCCATCGACTTGCTCCAGTCCGTGGGCGAGATGATCACCACGTCCGACGGGGCGATGGATCTGCTCGACAAGGTTCGCATCGACATCGACCAGGGGCTGGCCGAGGTACCGGTTCTTTACACTCCGCTGTACGAGCGTGTAAACGGGCCGTTCCCCGGTGGCTCCGTGCAGATCGGCGGGGATGTCGTTTTCGACGCGAACGTGGTCTTCCTGGAGAAGTTCGAGGCCGGTGAAATCATCTTCGGTTCGCTGGCCAAGGCAGGAGTACCCTCGTTCGTGCCGATCTCGACGTACGCGGCCGGGTTCGAGTGGACGGAGGACATGATCGAGTACGACCGCTCCTATGAAATCTCGATGAACAGTCGGGCGTTCGGCCGGGCGTACAACTACCTGATCAACCACCTCCACCTGTCCCCGATCATCGCCTACACGTACGCCGCCGCGAACAAGACGGCGGGAGCAACCGGCAACGGATCGCTCCAGGCGAATACGCTCGTGACTTTTCAGAACGCGTACAAGCACGCCGCCACGGCTCTGCCTCAGCGGGTGCCGACGTGGATCCTCGCGAACGAGGCCGACCGTTTTCAGATCGAGGACGCGCTGCTCACGCCCGTCATCGACGCAAACGGAAATCCGCTTCGCCGGGTGCCGGTCACGGGCATCATCTACTACAACGGCGCGACGGTCACGAACGGCATCAAGTCGTACGTCTACCCCGGCGTCACGGCGGGCAAGTGCTATTTCATCGCACCGGGCCTGCGCATGAAGGAGCTTGTCCACCACGACCTCCGGATCGACATCGGCCCGGCGGACATCTCGCGGCTGATCGAGGGCCAGCAGGTTGCGCGTGCTCGGCGCGGCCTCTATCTCGACATCCCGAACTCCGTCGAGGAAGTCACGCTGCCAACGTCGTGAGCGTGAAAATGCAGACCGGCCAACGAGGGGCACCAGCCCGATGCCCCTCAGACGGCCTGAGAGCCTCTCTGCCGTTCCGGGGGTACTGGGATGGCTGCTAGGCGGTTCCTGGGCCGCAGAGAGGCTCTCAGAGGCTCACAGAGCGTCCAGAAGACGGGGAACAACCCCGCCAACGTCCAGATGACGGCCAAAGCGAGCCTCACGGTCGTCGTCAGGAGGTTCCAGGGCGTCTACGAGTGTGGCTGCAAGGCTCCTCCCATAGGAGATCCTGAAAACTGCCCCAAGCATGATGCCCCCCGGAAGTACGTAGAGGAGATGGTAGGAGATTTCGACGCAGAAGCAAGGAGGCAAGGTTAATGGCAAACGAGAGCGCAGTTGAAAACATCTCCGATCTCCAGACGGCGGTCACATGCCCCGGCTGCGGGAAGGAGTTGAATTTGCTGACGGAGCACCTGAGGCTCACGGTGTCGCCGGTCAGGAACGTGATCGAGATCGTGGACGCCGCCCTGGTCGGCGCGGAGACGGACGAGGAGGGCAACATCGTCGCTCTGGCCGTGGACGTGTCCGACCCGGCGATTTCACGCGACAGGTTCTACATGGGCACGAAGTTCGGCGCAGGCGAGATGGTTCACATCCACAATTACACATGCCTGGTCACGCTGGCCGAAGCGCGTACGGGCGACGAGAACTTCCAGAGCGGCGAGACGGTCACGTTTTCACTGCTCACCGAGGATCCGGATGCGGCGAAGAGGGAGGAGGGTCTGTAAATGGCTGTCGTACTCACGAACGTGGGCGAGGAGTACATCGTTGACAAGCTGACCGAATCGGTGCAGACGAACCCGAGTTACATCGGCTGGGGCACCGGGGCCGGTACGGCTGCGAAGGGCGACACGGATCTTTTCACTCCGGCGGCCGAAGCTCGTGTAAACGGGACGGTCACCAAGCAGGGCGCGACATCGGCTGCGAAGTGGCAGAACGTAGGCACGCTCACGTCCGGCTCCGTGCAGACGATTACAAACGCCGCCTGCTTCACCGCGTCGTCGGCCGGTACGTGCGTGATCAAGGGCGATCACACCGGAGTCGCGCTCCAGTCCGGCGATCAGATCACGTACACGTTCACCCTCGACCCGTCATGACGCAGGAGGCACCAGTGGGCGGAAAGTTTTCATTCACCGAGATCTGCCTGGCCGCCATCGCACTCATGCTCGCTGCGATCTTCCTCTGGGGCATCGACGTTCTTTGAGCGAGGATCCGACCGCAGTTACATACTCCCACCACGACGGCATTTTCATACGCACCGGGGAGTGCTGTCGGTGTGGCGAGTGTTGTTGGGGCGATCCCTTCCTCGGCCAGGAGGGTGAGCCTGAGATTCCAGGAGCCTGTCCGCTCCTGGGTTTTCACGATGGCTCGTATCACTGCACCGACCGGCAGCACCCGTACTACCTGAAGGGTTGCAACATCTTCCCGTCGCATCCCGACCAGATCGCTGACAAGCCGTCCTGCTCGTATAAATTTCAGAAGGTGAGCAATGGCGGTTGAGACGTTCATGGTCGCCACGACCAACGACGGAGTTTGTGGTGCGCTCGTAGACGGCGTAGACCAGGCGGCGGCGAGCAGGACGGACGGCTGGACGGTCGCCAAGATTGCAGCAGCCAACGCAGCCGATTTCAGAGCCGGTACGAAACAGGCATCCGGCACGTTCGTAAGCGCTAGCTCACGCCCGTCTCTGTTTTCACCGATGTCGAATGCGTTCAAGATTCCTGCGGCTTTGTTCGGGACGTTCGCCGCGACCGACTGGGTTTTCACATTTGCCGTGCGTGCAGGCACCGCTTCGTCGCAGCGTGGGCGGATGCGGATGGAAGTTTACAGGAGCGCGAATGCAGACGGATCGAGCGCGACAAAACTGACATCTGCCATAGTCGTCGGCACGACGACAGCCGCTGCACTTTCAACGACGGCCGACCAGACGACGACGCTTACGTGGTCACCGGGCACGACGATCACGCTGAGCGGCGAATACCTGTTCTTCGCCGTTGCCTGGGAAATTACAACAGCGTCTGGCTCGAACAACGGCGACGTGCTCATTCGCACGGGACAGTCAGCGGGTGGCTCTCGGCTTGTCACTCCCGATTTCACCGATCAAACACCGACGTTCCCGAACGAAGCCGTTCGAGATAATTTTCAGCGTGCAGACGGGCCACTCACTGCGCCGTGGTTCAACCAGATCAGGACGGGCGGCGACGGTTTTCAGACTTCGATCAACACGCTCAAGACGATGGTCGCCGCTTCCTGGGACGGAATTTCATGGGGATCCACCGATTCGCTCGATCAGGAGGCGTACATCACGATTGGCTCCTTGGGTACCGCAGGGAGGTCGTGCCAGATTCATTTGCGGCGTATGCGTACGGCCGACACTGGTTACGTCGTCAATTTCCTTTCGGCATCCGGGAACGAGACTATCGACGTGTACCGGCGTGTAAACGGGGTCGATACGCAGTTGGGCGTCTCTGATACCTCGCGGGCAATCGGATCGAGCGATTCAATCGGTGCGCGAGTCGTCGGCGGGCAAATTCAAGTGTGGCACAAGCCGTTGTCAGGAAGCTGGTCACTGGTCTGCATTCGCAACGACGCATCTCCGCTTCCGAATGCCGGTACGCCTGCGCTCTACTGCAACGACAGTTCGTGGATGTTCGACAACTGGGGTGCCCCTCCTACGTTTGCGAACACGCCGATTTCACTTGCAGCAACGCTGACGCTCACGCCGGACATGCTCGCCCAGAAGGTGGCTCAGTTCCCGGCCGCCGCAGTTGTCGATGATTTCAACAGAGCGAATCAGAACCCGCCCGGCAGCAACTGGAAAGAGACGACGTATGCCGACATGGCTGGTGTGCAAGTGTCACCGCAGGCGTACTGGCGCTGCATAGACGCAGCGGGAGGACTCTACGACTGGCACTCGGGAACGAAAATCCCTCTGTCTCCGACCGGATCTGTGCTCTACAGGCAGCCGGGCTGTAATCCGAGGGCACCGTGGCCGGGCTACTCGGTCGCCTGCCCCAACACGGACGGGGCAAGTGCGTTTTACACCGGGACAGGCACGGCGATTGACAGCCTCGGAGACACGTTTTCATTCGAGATGTGGCTCCAGCGGCTCTCTACGACTGACACGGACTATCAGTATCTGTTTTCAAAAGGGCCGGGTGCTCCTTCTGCTCGTCTGAACACGGCTGGCAAGATCGAGTTTCTGCTCTCGTTCGGGGCGATGATGTGTACTTCGACGGTCGGAATTACAGATCTCAACCCGCATCATGTCATCGTCTCCAAGACCGGCTCGAACATCAAGATCTACCTCGACGGCGAGGATGTGTCTGGCGCGACGACGAACGCTACGCCCAACTGGGGCAACAGCTACTGGTTCTTCATCGGCGCAGGCAACTCGGAGAGCAAAGGCTCGAATTTCAGGTTCTCTGATGTCTCGATCTCGAACCTGGCTGTCACTGCCACTGCTGCACGCTCGCGCTTTCGTGGGAATTTCTTCCAGGAGGCCGTCTCTTCGCAGGTTTTCCTTTATTCGCTCGGAGAGCCGTCGGGCACGACTGCGAGGGGATTCGGCGTCACCGGCTTGTCGAACGCCACGTACGTCAACTGCATCCAGGGCCAGGCGTCTGCAATCGTCAACGACCCGGTTGACGGCAGTGTCGGCTTCAACTCCGGTGGGCGTGTTGAAATTCCGCACAACCAGAGCTACACGAATGGCTCTGGGGACTGGGGAATCGAAGTCTGGGTCAACCCGTCTGCCGCCTGTGCCGACGATGCGATGATCCTCGGTCACGGCGGGGCGGCGACGAACAAGCCGTTCGTGCTCGGGTACGGAGTGAAATCAGGCTCGGCCCAACGTGTCTGGGCTGGCTTCTACGTTGCTGCCACGACGACGTGGAGCACGATTTCAGACACAACTGATCTTCCGCTCAACCAGTGGACGCACCTGGCTCTGACATACGTTGCATCGAGCGGCTTGATGACGCTCTACCGCAATGCTGTCCAGGTCGCACAGGGAACCTTGACCGGCCCTGCGACCATAGCCCTGGGAAATCCGATGTACGTGGGCGCTCACTGGTCGAGCAGTGTCGTGTTCCCCGGCCTGATCGATGAAATCGCCTTCTGGAACTCGGCCTGGGGCGGGATTCCAAGCACGACGGGGATCAACAACCGATTTTCATACGGACGCGGCGGTCTTCAAGTCGTGAGCAACCAGCTTCAGAGCATCTGGTCTGCCACGCTGAATTACATCCGGAACCAGATGTGGTGGGTTGCGCCGCAAGGCACGACGGCGGACTTCGAGGTCTTTGCAACGCTCGCGACGATTCCGACTACGACGTTTCTCAAATTTGAAATTCAGTTCAGGAAGACGTTCAACGACGCCACGTACTACGGTGTGCAACTGAATACACAAGCCGGGAATGATCAGATTCTCGTGCGTAGGGCTACTGGCACTGCCTTCCTGTCAATTGGCGCGACGGACACGAGCCAGGCTTGGGCGAACGGCGATTCAATCGGTGCGAAAATAAAGGGCAGCACGATCACGGTCTACCGCAAGGCGTCGGGCAGCAGTACGTGGACTCAGGTCTTGTCTCGCACCGACACGAACATCACGGCCGCCGGGTATGCCGCCATCTCTGCCGACAACGGCTTCGTGATCGAAGATTTCGGTTTTCTCAATCCGCCAGCGTCGTACAACCGGCAGTTCGATGCAACGACGACGGTCACTCCGGCAATGAACAAGGCTCTGAAAACGAGCTTCCTCCAAGCAGCGTCAACGACGCTTGTGCCCACAGCCGGTGCGGCGGCGAAGAACAACCGTGGAGTCGCGCTCACGGCTGTTTTCACGCCGACCCAGACGCGCCAGGCGTTCGTCTTCAGGACACTGGCTGCGACGACGACGATCCTGCCCGCAGTGTCGAGGAAGATCACCAAGCCCTTGGCCGTGACTTCAACGTTCACGGCCACGCTCACATCGTTCAAACAGCTTTTCAAGACGAATGCCGTGACGGCGACGTTCACTGCTGCGATGTCGTCTCAGAAGGCGCGAGGGTTTTCACTCGCTGCCACTGTGACGCTGACTCCGACGCAGGCGCTTCTGAAAATGTTCAAACGCACGAATGCCGTCACGGTGACGTTCGCGACAGCCGTGCAGCGCAGGATTGCCGACACGTTGGCCGTCTCTTCGACGGTCACTCCGGGAATGTCTCGACTCGCAGCGATTTTCAAAGCGTTCAACGCTACGACGACTGTGACGCCGACGATGACGCAGGGAAGATCCTTCCCGAGAGCGTTCCCGGTGACGGCCGTTTTCACGCCGACGATGACGAGAGTCGCGAAGAGGCTCCAGACTCTTGCAGTTACGGCAGTGCTCACGCCGACGCAGACCGCTGTGAAATTCTTCTTCCGCACGCTCGCGGCTACGACCGCTGTCACACCGGCGATTCAGAAGCGGATCACCAAGACGGTTGCGCTGGCGACGACACTCCTTCCTGCGACGACTTCGCTGAGGAAGTATTTCAGGACGGCTGCTGCGACGACGACGCTGATGCCGACAGAGCAGCATGTGAAAATCCCCGGTGGGCCGTTCGACCCTTCGCACCTCACCGGCCTGAAAATCTGGTTCGATGCCTCGCAGCTTCCGCTGACGACTGGTCAGGATGTCAATCCCTGGCCCAACCTTGCCGATGCCGCCAAGCCGGGAACGATGTTCACTAATCCCGGCAACGACATCATGCCCATTGTCAGCACAAACCAGCTAAACGGAAAAAAGATCGTTCGTTTTTACAACAACCAGGCGCGAATGCGGATGACCAACACCGGGGTGGACAAGGAGTACACGCTTGCCTACGTCGCTCACATGGTTCCCGGCGGAATTTCAAGCGGTCGGATCGTCACCGCTAACTATCCGCCGCCGAATCACCTGATCGGGTTCTGGAACAGTTTTCAGGACGTGGGGTACACGGTGAATGGCTCGTTCTACGCGCCGGATGCGCGGGTGGCAGTCACGACCAACTGGAAGCTCTACTCGGCCGATATGACGAACAACCCAGCTACCGGCCGGATGTTCGGTGACGGTGTTTTCATCAGCGGTGTCGGCCCAGGCTCGGTCGGCGGGTTCACCTCCGGCGACGGGTTTGGGAACACGCTCAACCTGTCCGGCTACGACGCAACCACCACGTCGGAGACGTGCGACTTCGAGATTGCTGAATTGGTACTCTACGACAACAAGCTGTCCGACGTAGATCGGCAGCAAGTTGAAAACTACTTGAGAACCAAGTGGCTGTACGTCGCGCCCAACACGCCTGTCCAGCTTGACGCCGGGTTGACGCTCGCTCCTGCACTCGTGCAAGCCAGGAAGTTTTCACGGACGAATGCCGTGACACCTGTGCTCACGCCTGCGCTGGTCAGATTCACGAAGGAGTTCAAGACCATTGCAGCTTCGGCTGTGTTTGCTCCGACAATTTCACCAGTGGCGAAGGACAACAGGACGCTTGCCGTTACGACGACAATTTCGGCCGCCATGACTCGGGTTCGCTTTGCCCCCCGACTCATGGCGGCGAGCCTACTTACCACATCGACGCTGGTTCGCAAATTGAGTGCATATAGGACGCTCGCAGCTACCACGACGATCACGGCGACATTTTCAAGAAAGAACGGCCGTCTGTTCGCTGTCTCTGCCTCCCTCCTAGGGAGCATGGCAAGGAGCCTGAGACTGGGAAGGACAATGGCTACTCCAGCCACGTTCGATGCCAACATGATCGCTACCAGAAAGGGGCAGTACGTCATGCTCCTGGATGCTGTAATGGCAATGGTGCCTGCCATGAAGCGTGGCATAACTGTGAAAATGGCAGCAGCAGCCAGCATGGTGCCTGCAATTCAGATGCGCAGCACCAAGCTGCTCTCCATATCGATTACCACAGCGCCGTCGATGTCGAATCAGTCGCATTTCAGCCGGAGTTTTGATAGTTTGACCTATCTTCAGGTCGCCCTTCTACCTACTAGGAAGAGGGAGATTTCATTCGTTCTCCCGCTGCCTCTGGATCCGGATTGGGTCTTTGGTCAGGGCAACCAGATTCTGTTCCGGGCCAACGCAGTTTTCACCGGAACACTCGGGTTCATTCGCTACGCAGCGCGGAAGGCAACGGCCACTCTCTTCGCCACTGCACTCGCTCCGGCAGAGCTTCACGAGGTCAATGGGTTCGAGGACGAGGAGGTTGTGCTCATGAGCGCGGGTAGTGAAATTCCGGCACTGGTCGCAACAGGATCGACCGGCGCACTGATCACGGGCACGGGCGAAGGTGCGACCGGCCCGATGGGGCCGCCAGGCCCGCCAGGTGAGCCGGGGCCGCCTGGCCCGGAGGGAGATCCTGGCCCGGCTGGTGCAACCGGCCCGGCTGGTGAGCAGGGTGAAATTGGCCCGGAGGGTGATCCTGGCCCGACTGGGCCGCCAGGCGTGGTGACCGTTTACGAGCAGGCTGCTGCTCCTGCGCTCGACATCGGCGCACTGTGGATCGACACGGATGAAATTCCTCCAGTCGGCCCTACCGGGCCGATGGGGCCACAGGGATCGCCAGGCGTTGGTGGCGGAATGGATTTCAGAGCTTACCCAGGGCGCTGGCAGACACTCACGCCGATGCCGGTTGCGTCGTCTGTAATTACGACCGCGATCGGCAACATGTATGCCTGCCGTGCGCGACTCTCCGTTCCGGTTTCACAACTTGCTTTTACAGTGGCAACTGCCGCCGCAACCGGGATCATCCGACTGGCCGTGTTCGATGACTCGCAGTTCCCGTACCCCGGAAACCTGATCGGAGTGTCGGGTGATATTTCAGCCGCAACGACTGGGCAAAAGCCGTTTGCAATAGACCTTCCTGCCGGTGTCTACTGGTTTGTGTGCCACAACCCCGGCCCTGTGACGGTGGCGATGCGCGGAACGAACTATGGAAATCCCTGGCATCCGGGTGCGCTGGCCGCGTATGACCTGGCCACGATCAACCCGTGTGGGTATTCCCTGTCTGGTTTCAACGGCGTGCCGACTCCGGCCTTCTGGCCTGCGGGGCAGGGTGTTGACGGCTCACAGATCGTCTTCTACGGACTGGCGGCCTGAAAATGACGGTCAAGGCAGTCAGGGTCGGCACGACGGATGGGTGGCAGGATATTGCACTCGTAGGGCCGAAGGGGGATCAAGGTGAAATTGGCCCGCAAGGCCCAAAGGGTGACACCGGCCCTGTAGGCCCGGCTCCACCGGCCGTTCCGTACATTTCAGGAGACTGGTTCCCCGCCTGGCAGGCTTCGACGCTTACGACGCTCACATTTCCCATCCAGGCGTTGCGCGTTACTCGCATCATCGTCCCTGTAAACGTCGTGCAGGCAAGCCTTGAAGTGGCAACACTCAGTGCCGGAGCGATCCTGCGTGTGATGGCGTATGCCGATGCTTCTTCGCCATCACAACCCGGTGCGCTCGTCTTGCAGTCTGCATCGAGTGACGGCGGCGTGGCTGGTCTGAAAACATTTCCGTTCGTGCTCTCACCGGGCACGTACTGGATCGGAATGCAGAACATTGCAGCATCGGGCGGTGCTCCGACAATGCGTGCGTTCGGCGGCTTCAACGCTTTGCTGCCCGGTATTGCATTGGTGGGAAACACGACGTACAACGGCTGGCAGAACACGGGAGCCGGTACAGCCGTACCCGATCCGTTTCCGATGGCCGGAACCACGAAGAACAGCATCTCTTCCCCGGCGATTTTCTTCCAGGCTGCGTAAGGGGGCATGAAAATGGCTTCAGTAAGACTCGACTTCACACCGCCGATGCTCCCCGACGTGACTGAGCTTCACATCGAGGAGGCACCGACACAGGACGGTACGTTTGCAGAGATCGAGGTCGTGACGGCCGTCGGGACGTACCCGAACTACATCTCGAATTACACGACGACGTTTGCGACGGACAACAACTACTGGTTCCGCATCCGCTGGGAGACGAGCCAGGGCGTCTCGACGCCGTACTCGCTGGCGCTCCAAGGCGGAACGAAAACGCTCGTCCAGGAGATCGTGGATCGTACGCTCCTGCGTAACCCGACGCTCAATGAAATCATCGTCACGCAGGAAGCTCAGGCCGTGATTTCAGAGAGCTTCCCCGGCCAGGATCCGAACACGATCCCCGTCGAGGATGCGACGTACGTGCAGATCCGAGGGATGACGAACATGACACTCGCTCGCTCGTTGATCGCAACGACGCTCGCATCTGGAGGCTCCGCATCGAAATTTACAGCGGGCCTCGTCTCGCTCCAGGCAGGCACCACGTCCGCTGATCCGACCAAGGCGATTGAGGCGCTGATCAAGGCTGCGAACGACGACCTGGGCACGGGAGCGAGCTACGTGCTGCTCATGTCCACGGTCGATCCGTCCGGTTCGAGTTACGGCTACTGTAATTCATCAGGCGCAAGTCTGCACGGTGTTGACCTGACCAGGACGGTTGCAATGGTGGATTACGCATGAGCACCGTGCCGCAGATGAACGCGCTTTTTCAGTCGAACGCGTCTGACGCCAGGTACTACCGCTCGTCCGGCCGTTCCGTCAATTGCCCGTGTAACACCCCAGAGGGCTTTCGAGATCCGGAGCTTCATCTCTCGTTCGGGAGATATGGCCCGATTTCATACGAGACATCTCCCGGAAACCTCCCTGCCGATTCGCTGATCCGCTACACGCTTGTTGCGAAGAACTCGGCGGGTACGGGGATGTATCCGGTCGTCGTGTATCCGACACCGTTTTCACCGCATATCACGGATACCGTGAATTTTCAGGTTGCGCTCACGTTCGAGTGGCCGCCCGGCGGGAATTTTGTCGATGGGGCTTGGGAGGTCTGGCGGCAGATAGCGAACGACCCACTTACGTACTGCGGAGATTTCCCACACCCGCAAGACGTGTTCGTGGACAACGGTCAGTATGCGCCTGGATCGTTTTCACCGCCGGTGATGTGCAACGAGTCGGGCTTGATCCCATCGCCTGTGGACATCATGGTCAAGGCGTTCTGCCAGCCGATTCAGTCAACGAGAGCCACGAGGCTCTCGACCGAGTACCTCCAGGAGGTTTTCGGCAACATCGAGGCGGACGATCACCTGGGCATCTTCCCTGGCAACTGGGCAGAGCAGCGGCTGGAATTTGACGAGTGGGCACAGGACGGCGCAGATTTCATCGAATACAACGGCGAGCGCTTCTTCTGCATCAATGCGAACATGATTCCTGATCCCGGTGATGGAAATCCGGAACATCATTGGGAGCTTGGCCTGCGCATGCTTCGGCAAGATGGGTTGGTGAGCTAGTGGCCAGGCTCGTTCACTGGGATACCCCGAAGGGGATGAAGACGCTTGTTGAAATCACGCCCCAGTCGATGGACGCGATCGAGCAGTGGATCCAGTGGGCGCAGTACGAGGTGCCGCACAAGCTCCCGTACTACATGGACAGGCTCGCGCATTTCATGGCGCTCACGAACCAGGGCTACTCGCGCAAGATGGCGTTCGGCCCGCTCGACCCGGACGGGCGCAGGACAGAGCTTGCCTGGCGCACGCCGGAGCAGGGGATCAGGCGAATTTCACAGGCGTACTACCTCGGCTGGCGGTTGCGCAAGCGCGGGATGGGCTGGTACAGCGTTTTCAACAACTCGAAAGAGGCGTACTTCATCGAGTACGGGATCTCCGAAGTCGGTTTCGGTGAAAACCGCCACGTTCCCAAGCGCAGGATCAGACGGCCCGTTAGGAAGCTCGCCTTGCTCAAGACGGTCAGGTTCATGGCGCAGACGAACGCGTACCACCGGGTCTGGGTGGACATTTTCAAGTCGAACCGCGCATACGGGGGCTTCACGCAGAAGGTGCAGTCTCCCGGCGGCGGCCACATGCGCTGGGAGACGATCTCGCAGCACCAGGCTGGCTCCGTGGCGAGAGGCAACGTTTTTCACGGTAGGCAGATCCTCACCGGCTTGCGCCACGAGGGCGGCAACTGGCAGAGGCGTGTGCCCAACCAGGGCGGTGGCTCGTACCGTGGCCCGTACGACGCGGCACGGCATCGCGGGAAGCTCAGGAGGCTGCCAGGATGATTCCGTACAACCCGGAGGAATTCATCGAGTCCACCGTGCATGTGCTCAAGGGATACCTGGAGCAGGAATTTCATCGTTCGGTCAACGACGGCATGACGTACGTGGGCGAGCAGGCGTACGAGGTTGTCGCTGAATTTCCAGGCTCCGCGCTCGACACGCGCCGCATGCCGATGGAGAGGACGATCGTCCACTTCGAGATCGATGACATCCAGAGTGATGTCGTCGGCATGGGGGACAACATTTTCGCCAAGACGTACGACGTGGACACCGGCCAGGTCACTGGGCGCACCGGGGAGATGCACGTTTTCAACTTCGACATCGGGATCTGGGCGTCCGATCGCTCCGGCGGTGCAACCTCGCGGATGCGAGCCAAGCAGATCCTCCAGAACAGCCTCGGCGGTACGCGGGGAATCGTACGGCTGAAGCAGTTCAGCGACGGCGGTGACGGGATGCTGGAGAACCTCAGCTACTCAGGTGGCCGCTTCGTGATGGACAGGATCAACGACGTGCAGGTTTTCAGGATGATCGAATCCACGCTCGTGATCCGTGTTTTCAGCCGTGTGCCGCTGGACGACGACATGCATGGCCCGGCGATCGAGGAGATCATCCAGGATCCCACGATCTGGGTCAGAGAACCTTCAGGGCTTTACAAGACAAAGTGAAAACGAGAGGAGGATAGATGTCAAGCACGCTACTCGACCCTCGTGTCATCGACGCCAGCACACTGACACCGAGGCAGACCAGTTCGATTTACCTCCAGCCCGCAGTCGAGGGCCAGGCGGAAGCGACGAGCACTGCGAACATCAACGTGCCGACGCTGATTTCACGACTCGACCAGGCGGCCGACTCGTTCGGTGCCAACTCGTCGCTGTACCGGATCATCGCTGCGCTGCTCAACCGTGGCGCAGGCCCGGTCATCGGCATCTCTTCTGTAAAAGGAGCGACTGCGCCGACGCTTGCGCAGCGGCAGGCAGCGTGGGAAAAGCTGGAGTCGAACGTGGACGTTCGCATCCGGCTGACCGACTCCGAGGTGCAGGCCGATCTCACTGCACTTTCAGTTTCGTGCGCCAATGCGAGTCTGATCGACAACAAGCAGATCGCGTTCGTCGGAATGCCGACGGGCACGACGAAGGCGGCGTTGCTCACGACTGCGACGGCGATTACGTCCGGTGGTGAAATCCCGGCTTCGAGGACGTGCCTCGTCGCTCCGGGAACGTATGACCAGGCCGGAACACTCAGGGGTGGATCGTTTTCAGCGGCTGTCGTGGCCGCCGAAGTCGCCAAGAACGGAAATCCCTCGAACGATCTCGACCTGTGGGACATTCCTCAGGTTCTCGCGATCGAGTTGGACACGTTCGGCCTTCCGGTTTTCAGAAGGAAGGTCGTGTCCGGCGTGCCGATGAACGATTACGAGGATCTGCTCCAGGGCGGTGTCTCGCCGCTCCAGCCGTCTCGTGTCGCCGGAGGCGTGGCCACGACGCACCTGAGGACGGCGTACAACACGAACACTGCGTACGACTCGCTCTACACCCGCATCATCATCGATCAGCTTTTCATCGACGTGCGGGACTATCTGAACAACGGCGGCTTTTTCAGGCAGGGAAATACCGAGGCGACTCGCAACTGGATCGCCGCCGGAGTCAAGGCGCTTCTGGACGAGCGCAGGACGTGGCTCGCTCCTGTGCAGCAGGCGGACGGCACGTTCGGCTACAAGGTCAGCGCAGTCCCGTCGTCCGATTTCAGACAGGTCATCGTCGGCTACGAAGGGGTCATCGTCAGGGGGATCTCCACGATCAAGGTCGCGGGCAACCTGTCGATCCCGGTCTAGGAAGGAGGTAACTGAAAATGGGTTGGCTCGCAGGGATCACCGCCGAAGACCTGGACATCACCTTCGAGGACGGAGTGCATTTCACAGCCGTCCAAGAGATGACGGAGGAGTTCCGCCAGGAAGTCCAGTACCAGGGCGCGTTCCGGCACGACGGCCCTGTCCTGCGCCGCAAGCGGCGTTCGGACGAGGGCACGATCAGCTTCTCGGTCATCCTCCTGAAGGGCGGAATTTCAGGGGAGATGAACAACGAGGACAAGCTCAAGGAGATGGAGGATTTCAAGGTCACGACGAAGCGCGGCAACCAGACGACGGTCTACCACGGGTGCAACTGGAACCGGATCTCGATCCGCTCGACGCTCGATCAATGCACGCTCGACGCCGACGTGTCGGTTCCGGGCTACCCGGCTCCGTTCCCGCAGGGAGTAGGCGCAGGCTAAGCCGTGGAAAAGCGAACCGAGGAGCTAATCGAGCGTGGCGTGGCTGCGCTCGAAAAGCTCGCCAGCGACGAGATCGAATTTCAGGTGGAGACGAAGCCACCTGTCTGTCCGCATTGCAATGTGATCAACCCGAAGATCCGGGTGGAGACAACCGGATCCGGCCCAATGGTCGAATTTTTCATCGAAGCCCACTGCCTTCACTGCCACAAGGTGTTCTACGTCGTGCCCCTGCACTACGAGTGTCTGAAAACGACGATGGACGTGAGGGCATTCATCGAGGAGAAGATTCAAGTTGGCGGCTACGAACGCAATGGAAAAGACAACTAAGGAACGAATCCGCGAGCGCAGGCTCGATCGGATGCGTCTGGGCCAGGCGGTCTGCGATTTCGTGGAACTGCCGTCCGACCCTGAAATTCGCGTGTGCATCGTGCCTCTCACCGAGGCCGACTTCCTCAAGGTGATCGAGAAGACGAAGGACGTGGAGGCGGCAGATGACATCGCCGGGATGGCTCTGCGTGAGCGTGTGCAGACCGAGGAGATGTGTGCTCGTGCGATCCGCGAGGAGCATGACTTGACGCAGCGCGTTTACAGCAACATCGAGGACATGCTCGAAGATCTCCAGGTCGAGGACATCGATGAAATCTTCGACAGGTACAAGGAGATGACGCAGAAGTCGTCTCCCAGCCTAGAAGGGATCCCGGACGAAGAGTTCGTTGAAATAAAAAAACTCTTGCAGGCAATGGACTGGAGCGCTCTATCTGGGCAATCATGGTACGCAGCGAAACGCTTCCTTTCAACGATTACGCCCTCGCCACTCCTGGACAGCTTACCTGGGTTTACCTCAACCAACTCGTTGACTACGACGAGCGAGTCCGAAAAATCCACGTCCACTGCCTCCCCAAGTTCTACGAAACCCGATGCGAAGTCTGCCACGAAGTCATCCCCGACCTGAGCAAGGTGGATCCTGAAATTGCAGACAAGATCTACAGACCAGGGCAAGATGGCGAAGTTCAGGATGTCACCTGGAGCCGCGAGCATGGAAGGATCGACGGCTTCGGCCTCAACCAAGAAAGTGAAATTGACGTAGAGATTCCATGAGCGCAATCATCCAGCAGATCGTCACTGAATTCCGGGTACGCGGTACCGGGGTTCAGGCTGCGATGGGGCAGCTTGCGTACGGCACGAACCAGTGGACGCGCAGCATCTCCGACGCAACACGGCAGTCTGAAAAACTGGGTGCTCTCTGGCGGGCGTTCGGGACGACGATGCGTTACGCCATCGCCGGTCAGGTCGTGTTCGGTATGGGCCGGTTCGTCACGCAGCTTCGTGAAATTCAGAATCAGATGGGTCTGATCTCAGCGATTGGCACGCAAACCGGCGGCAGACCGATCGTCGGTCAGGATCTCCAAGACCTGATGGATCAGACCGCCAAGGGCGCAATCGACTCGCTCACTCCTGTAAACCAGTACAACGACGCGGTGATCAACCTGCTCTCCACGATCCAGGACGTGCCCAAGGATGAAATTACACCGATGGTCACGACGATCACCCGCGCCGCCAAGCTCTCACAGCTTGGAGCCGAGGACGCGACCCGCGCATTTACAACGCTCAACACTGCGTTCGGCGTCAAGGCGAACACGACGAACATTGAAAAAGTCGCAAACCTCTTCTTCGCCCTGACGAAGGAAGCTCCGGGTGGAGTCGCAGCCGGTCAGCAGATGGCGCAGCAGATGGGTCAGTTGGCCGCGATGACGGCGCAGGCGAGAGGCACACCGGCAGACATGTTCGCGCTCATGCTCTCCGGTCTGCGCGGTGGTATTCCTCCGGCGCAGGCAGGACGTGCTCTGCAATTCTTCCTTCAGACGCTCGCGTTCCCGAGCCAGCAGACGAAGGCGGGCAAGGCAGCGCTTGCGTCGGTTGGAATTACACCGTCTGCGAATCTGCCTCTGACCGACACGCTCAACCGCATTTTCAAGAGGGCGGGCGTTCTTGGTGTGAGCGGCGATCTGGGCAAGGTCATGAGCCTGGACGAAGAGTCGATGGCGTTGATGGAGGACATGCCGACCGAACAGGTCATGACGCAGATGGGGATCCAGGGGCCGGGCGCAGTCTTCCTCGGCACCGTTTTCAGAAGGATCCACGCTCTGCGCATGGCGCTTGCGCTTTCCACACAGGCCAAGGCCGGGCAGATGCAGCAGGACTTGCAGGAGATGGCGGATATTCAGAACGGCGTCGTGGATTCCACGAACAGCCTCAAGGAGGGTTGGAAGCGCTACGAAAAGGAAAACCCGCTCGAAGCGGCTGCGGTCGCACTCGACTCACTGCGCACGACTGTCGAGCGCCATGCACTCGCTCCTGTAATCAACCCGATCGCACGCACGGTTGCTCACGTTGCCGGTGCCGGAGTCGATCACCCGGTGGCCACGACGGTCGGTGTCGCTGCGCTGGGCGCGGCTGGCCTCGCCATTTACGGCAGGAGACTCCTGAAAGGTCTGGGCGGTAGAGGTGTTCCTGCACTCGCTGCCGCGCAGAGCCTGGCGTCTGGAAATCGCGAGCTTGGAACGCTGACCAACCCGATGTTCGTGATCATCGTCGGTGACATGACCAGTATTTTCAATCCGGGTGGAAACAGGATCCCGACTCCGTACGGCCCGAAGCCCAGGCCGACAGGCGATCTTCCCGGCGATCCGATGACAAAGGGAAAACGACCACCGGGCCGCTTGAAGCGTCTCGGCATGGCAGGCTTCAGGGTTGGCGGCACGGCTCTCGGTGTTGGAATTGCAGCGGACATCTACCAGGGCATGGCGCATCCCGACCAGCCGGGTGTCTTCGAGTCGGACTTCTGGACGAAGGATCAGTTGAGGAAGGGTTTTCTCTACAAGGACATCACGAATTTCGGCGGTGAAAATTCAGGTATCGGCGTGGCCAAGAAGCTCTGGCACGGCATCTTCGGCGGCGGTGACGACGACGACAACAAGAGGAACAGGACATCTTTCAACGAGGCCGTGCAGGCGCGGAAGAAAGCCCAGATGAAAAAGCGCACGGACGATCTTCTCCGCGCTCAGACTGCGAAGAGCGCCCAGGACTTGTTCTGGTCGGGTGGTGGTCGCTCAAACGACTCTGACATTCTCTTCGGCGGCGGCGGTGAAAAAAAGAAGGAACTGACGCTGAACCTGAACATCAAGCACCCGGACGGCACGAAGCAGCAGAAGAAGGTTCACCTCCCGATCACTCAGTACCAGAATGGAAAACCCCCGACACAAGGTGGCAAGGTGAAAGCGAGAGGAACCTGAAAAATGTCTCCGATTCCGCCCATCATCGATCCCGATGCCCAGAGGTACTACGGCGAAGACGTTGCCAAGTACCTGATCAACCCAGGTTCGGTCAGAGCGCCGGGAAGGCACTCCCCTGGCCAACTCAGGCACGCTCGCCCGTACCTGGCGAACGGCAGCAAGATGTTTGTGTTTCCGACTCCGATCGAAGGATTTTCACGCACCGGCCAGGCACAACTCGGTCTGCGCCATTACATCGGAGACTGGCACGCCGACGGCATCACGGTTCACTACGAAGAGGGCAGAATTACATTGAACGGCCTCTTCCCCGGCCAGACTTCGCAGATCAACATGGTCGATTGCCTGATGATGCTGCGCTCGAAGCACGTCGGGCGTGGATTGATCCTGTACGCACCTGGCCTCTTTTTCAAGGAGCAGTTCGTCTTGCCTGAGAACTGGGACTTCACCCACGACGAGGACGATCGCACACACTCGATCCACTACTCGATCACGTTGGTGAAAATCGGGGAGGGTGCGAAGGTCAAGGATCCGCTGGGGATGCCGCCGCTCTTCAAGACGCCCAAGAAGTCGAAGCCGAAGGGCAAGGCCACACGGATCTGGACGGTCAAGGCCGGAGCGCGAACGTTGAAAACGATCGCAGCCAAGCCCGAGGTTTACAACAACGTGGAGAAGTGGAAGCAGCTTGTCTCCCTGAACAAGCAGAAGCTCGAAGACTTCCAGAAGAAGAGCGGCGCGAAGGGCGGTAGCTACAAGCTCGCCAACGTCCGCCTGCCCGTGGGGTTCAAGCTCAACTATTGAAAATGGATAGTCCGCAGGCAAAGGCAAAGGTCAAGGCGAGGCACCGGCAGGCCATTCGCGAATTTCAGCGCTGGAAGAAGCGCAATCCTCGCGCTAGGCTGGAGAAGCAGATCCAGGTTTTCGACGCGTACATCGATGACGCGCTTCCTCGTGTGAGCGAAAGGAGGAAGCGTGCCGCCACGCACTGATGTAAACACGTACCTGCCCGGCCTGCGTGCGGTGATCACGACGAAGTGGGAGCGCGGCTACAGCAAGCGTGTAATTCCCCAGGTCGAGGGCTTTTACGTGGACTCCTCGCTGGACAACGACGCCGACTCCTGGCAGATCCAGCTTGGCGATCCGACGGGTGACTTCCTGGCGATGATGAACCGGGACAACGAGGTGCGCGTCGAGCTTCTCTCGGCCGACCCCGGTGGCGCAGGGCACATCATGACCGGAATTTCAGACGATCTGGTCTACGACCAGGACGGGCTTTACACGATCTCCGGCCGTGACTACGCCTCGCTTGCGTTGGACTCGATGGTCGAGCCGAACAAATGGAAAAAGATCAAGCCGATGTACCTGATCGGGAACCAGGCCAAGCAGCTTGGCTTCCCTTCGGCGAACCTGAACAGCATCTCCAAGGTGAAAAAGATCATCAAGACGGATGGCTCCGAGACGTACTGGGAATTCTGGTACCGGCTAGTGCGCAACGACAAGGCATACATCTGGTGCGGGCCGAACGGCGCACTGATTCTCAACCGCCTGAATTACACGAAGCAACCCACGTACTACTTCGGAACCCCGTTGAAGACAGATCGCCCGGCGATTGCGGATGCGCACATCCCCGTCGAGGGTCTTGAAATTCGCAAGTCCACGCAGGGGAGGGTCTACCGAGTCTGGACGTACGTGAACAACGGCAGGCTCAGGGCGACCGTGCCCGTGTACGACGGCTCGATCGGTGACTGGATCAAGCGTCCTGTGAAAATCGTGCAGGACTCTCACTCGCATACGATCACGATGGCGAAGAAGCGCGGCTGGCTGGAGATCTACGAGGGCAAGGTCGGGGCAGTCGAAATCCGCATGGTCATCTCCGATCCGAAATTCGTGATCAACATCAATCGCATGTGCCGTGTGCGCATCCCGGAGATCGACTTCTACGGCCACTATTTCATCGTGGGCGTGAAAGTCCAGGCTGGTTCGAGCGGCTTCATCCAGGAGATCCGGTTGCGTGAAAAAGGCATGGCGCTTTCGCAACGTGTCCCCGAGGAGCCGCGCATCCCCAAGCTCACGAAGAAGCCCAAGGCGACGGACACGAGCGACAACGTGGACGAAGAAGCGATCATCCACGAGAACACTGTAAATCTCGTTCCCGGTCACGAGGACTGGGGTGACTACTTCTGGCGTGCGGCTGCGGCTCATCAGGGCAACTGGGACTTCGACATCTTCCTTGCCTGGCTGATGGCAATCGCCAAGTTCGAGACAAAATTTCACAACATCCGTGAGCGGGGCATGAACATCGGGCACGAAGGGGTCGAGTGGTATGCGGATCTCCCCGGCCCTGATCCGAAAACGTACGGCGAGGCAGCGGCCGATGCGATCCTCAAGGGCCAGCGCCTGGCCTCGCATGCGCAGTGGGAGCTTACGTTCGCCAACCAGATCGGCACGCACGGGCTGAAGGTGGAAGCCGGTGTCGGCCCGATGCAACTCAAGCAGCGCAGGCACAAGGAAAATGCAGACGACATCTACACGGGTGGAACGGGAGATGCCGGAGCCTCACCCGTGACAGCCGCTGCGATCGACAAGTACCTGACGGGCAAAGGCTCACCGATGGCCGGGCACGGAACGGATTTCGTCGCAGGCGGCGTGCGCAACGGCTACGACCCGCGCATGCTCGTTGCAATTTCAGGAGGCGAGTCGAGCTTCGGCAAGAACTGCTTCGCTCCGTACAACGCCTGGGGCTGGCTTTCTGCACCGGCTTTCACCGGCTGGACGGATGCGATTTCAAAGACATCCGACTACCTCGGCAACACGTACATCAACGACGTGGATCCGGACTACCCGAACGGGCGGCACACGGTCGCAGCCGTAGGCGCGAAGTGGTGTCCCGTCGGTGCCTCGAACGACCCACAAGGTCTGAACAAGAACTGGATCCCGACGAACACGCAATTTCTGCGGGAGATGGGTGGCGACCCGAACGATATTTCACTCCAGGTGGCGCAGAAAGGAAAGGCCGCCGTGACTGCGAGCTTCGGTCACGACCAGTACACGGGCGGACGCTGGGACGTGGAGTCGAACATCATGGAGGGCGCGAGATATTTCAAGGAGTTGCTGGACGAGACGCACATGCAGGCCGACGACCAGACGGGCCAGATGGCCGCAATGGAGGAGGCGTTTTCACACTACAACGGCGCAGGCAAGGCCGCCGCTGCAACTGTGCGCAAGAGCGCGGCGATCTTCGTGGATCCCGCCCGTGCTGCATACGACGCGGTGAAGCAAGCTGAAAAAGAAGCGGGTGAGACGGACATGCCTGGCCCCGGCACTGGTTCGAGCGACATCTTCCCGCTGGGCTGGCCGAACAACGACCAGATCATCGCAGCATTCCGGGACAGCAAGTGGTTCGGTGTAATTCCGTCCGAGCCGACGGCTGGCCCTGTCTCGTCCGGCCCGCTGAATATTCAGTTCCTCCAGGCCAAGCAGCATCGCAAAGGGCGCTATGCGAACATCCTCTGGATCGTGATCCACACGATGGAAAACAATCAGTCGGGCACACCGACCGTCGCCCAGGCCGCGCACGAGCCGACAGGTGCTGCGTCTGGCTGCGCCCAGTATTTCTCAACGCTCGATCGCACTGCCTCTGCCCACTACTGCGTCGATGAAAAAGAGATCTGGCAGAGCGTCTACGACGCAGACACGGCGTACGGCACGCCGGGCATAGCCGTAGGCCCAGGCATTCCCGGATCGTTTTCAACAAATGATTACGCGCTGCACATCGAGCACGGCGGCTCTGCGCTCCAGACTGCTGCGATGTGGGGCGACAATTACAGCCAGGCGATGCTCAGGCTCTCGGCCAGGCTCACGGCGCAGAAGGCCAAGAAGTACGGGATCACGGTCAAGCACCTGACGAACAATGAAATCACGTCGGGTGTCTCGGGTTTTGTCGGGCATGACCAGATGACCGCCCTGTTCGGGGGAGATCACACCGACCCTGGCGTGAATTTCCCGTGGGACGATTACATCCAAATGGTAAAGGACGCAGGCTAATGCCGCTCATCAGCATGGAAAACGTCGATCCATCCGTTCTCAGTGCGGCTGAATTTCGCCAGTACAAGGTTTGCTGCGCTGCAATCTGGTGCTTGCGGCACGAGGCCGACGTGCATTACCACCAGGAGCGCGGCTCGCATCAGTACGCGCAGTTGAAACCGCCGCCGTACGTTCCGGAAGTCATGGACTGCTCGTTTTTCATCGGGTACTGCTACAAGGTGGCCGGGTGCCCGGATCCGTACGAGTCGGACTACAAGGCAATTTCAACGACGAACGAGTTGTACCGGCACGGCACCCTGGTCGGTGGCGCGAACGTGAAGGAAGGGATGTTGCAACCGGGCGATGTCACGTTCGAGGGGTTGACCGGAAACTTTTTCACGCACGTCTGTCTGTACGTCGGCGGCGGCGAGGTGATCTCGCACGGCGGCGAAGGCGGGCCGCTCAAGCGTTCGTACAAGGGTTGGTCGGGAGGCCCACTACAAGCGGTGAGGCGCTACCCATTCTGAAAAATGATCACCGAGGAAGAATGGAATTCGATCCGTGTCGCCTGCGAGAAGATCGCCAGGGATGTCGCCGGTACGCGTGGCGAGTGGTTCCAGACCGGGAAGGTCATCAAGCGCGATGAAAAGAACCGGCTCATCTGGATCCAGGGCATGGGTCACACGGCGATCCCGGTCGTGGGCTTCAATTACACAGTGCGCTACTACGACACGGACGACGAGGGGAAGCTGCGCGTGAGGCAGGCAGACGCGAAAGTCGTGGTTCCGAAAAAGGGCGAGACTGTGCTCGTCGCATTCGAGCTTGGCTCGACTCGCCTGCCTCGCTGCCTAGGGGTCGTGCAAGGGAAAAACTACCTGGAAGTCGAGGAGGACTAGGTGGCTTGGGATCTCGCAATTTCAGACTACGGCGATTTGATCCTGGCCGGGAACAGGGATCTCGCCGGAGTCTCCGGTGAGGATCTCACCAGCCAGCGGATCACGACTCGCCTGCTCGTGCATCGAGCGTCCTGGTTTTACGACACGGACGGGACGTTCGGAAGCGACCTCTACCAGACGCTTGGAAAATCAACCGACGAAGAGCTTGAAATCGATGCGCGGGTGCGAGATGCTCTGCGCGGCATGGACGACATCCTCGTGGAGGACGTGGCCTGGCAGTACACAGCGGATGGAAACGCCGTTGTCGTGCGCGTCGAGTGGTCGGAGAGTCCGGAGGGTGACGAGTCCACGCTTCAGGCAGTGACCGGAGAGTTTTCAACTTCTACGACCGTGACCATTCCAGTCGTGCCGGGAGGAGGTGGCTAAGTGCCTGTTTCACTCGCTAACATTTACAAGCCTCGTCAGGAGATCCTTGCGACGATGCTCCAGCAACTCGTTGCCGGAATTCCGGATGCGTACGTCGGCGTGGACGGTGTAATTCGCATCATCTTCGAGATCCAGGCAGGCCAGTTCGAGAGCCTCTACCTCGCGGAGCAGCTTCTCTCCGAGGACATGTTCGTCTCCACGGCGAGCTACCAGGCTCTGGTTCGCTACGGCGAGCAGTACGGCCTACCCATGTTCCAGGGAACGCCTTCCGAGGGCACGCTCATGTTTTCAGGAGAGGACGGAGCTTTCATCCCGACCGGGACGCTGGCCGCGTACGACCCCGGCAACGGACTCGATCCGATCTACTTCGAGACGATTGCAGATGCGACGATGCCCGCGCCGGGAGAGCCTACGCCTCCCACAGTCGCGAAGGTGGACGGCGGT